TAATGGGCCTAGAAACGATCGTCTCCGTCAACTGCGAGAAAGCTTTAATCGCCTCATCGTCGATAACCTTCCGGACAAAATCTTCCCCAAGACCGAAGAACTCAAGATTCGGGTTCCGGAGCATCTCATCACTGCCAATGAGCTCGCTCGTCGGGCAACGGAACTGTTTGGCTTGGATCCCGAGGAAGCTGCTACGTTCCGAAGCATCGTCGCTGCCTTTGCCACCGAAGCCAAGCTCGATCCCCAGAGCTTGATGGAGGCGAACCAGCTCTTCGTTCACGTCATCGAGACCCTCGATGCTGGAGATTTCGTTCCTGATAGCATTCCTCGGGACAGCGAAGCCTATACGGTAGAGCAGCGCTACCATTTCGATAAGATCAATTTCCTTCTCGGAAAGGATATTACTGGGCAGGATGAAAGTGGTCGTTCCCTCCTTCTCCCAGTGTTTATCGCGCTGGCTTTGACCAGCGAGGAGTTCGCTCGGGTTCTTTCCAAGAAGGAGGTCCCCAAGGCCTTCCAGGAGGAAGGAAAGAGCTTTGATGATGTGGTGGCGAATCTGGGAAGAAAGCTCATGCACAAGCTCTCTTCCCGGCTTTCTGGGGTGAAGAATCCAGCCAACGTTCAGGAAGCTATCGAGCAGCTTGCTGAACAGATGCTGGAGTTCGCTGTCAAAGAGCGAGAGGAGCTAGAGAAGACCACCCCCAACACCATCGCCAACCGGCTCAATGACTACCTGGTAAACGGACTGAACCGGCTCGCAGAGCTCTCCTTTGCCAAGGGCAAGAANCTCCGNGANTCTGATTCCTTGGGTCAAANGCTNGCAGGAGCTTTCTTGCAAGGTATGTCGACCTTCCTTTCTGAGGAAAGGAATCAGATTGTTTCCCAAGAAATTGCCCAGTGGGCAGAGCGAGGGAACCTTTGGGCTCCGNTCATGGAGCTCATCAATGACATTGTGGGCCGAACCAAGGACATTGCGGANGTNTATGATCTCATCAAGTGGGTGAAGTCNGCGGTGAATAGGGTCCGCCAGGACTACCGAGAAGTCACCCCTCGGGTGATTCGGTCCAAGTTCTCCGAAGAGCTTACCCCAGAGACCTGGGACATGCTCTACCGGGTCATGGGTCGTTATGACATGGCTTCTNTGGANGGCATTAGAGGCAGCACCAAGAAGATCCTTGAACTGGTTTCGGATAAAAACGAGATTCAGAAAGAAATTCGNAATTTGGAAAAGAAACTCAGCCAGAANCTTGCTCAGGATCANTGGAGNTTGATCGACCAGAAGATTAATCAACTGGTCCACTTCATCAGAACTGGAGAGCCTGGTTCTGGTCTTTTGGCGAATGCTTTTGCCATCTCNAGACTTTACGGCATCAAGACCAAGCCAAANTGGAAGGNTCCTTCTGATGNCGTAGTGACCCAGATCGATCAGCTCATTACCTTGCGCCTCCTCGACCAGGTCGAAGACCATGATCGGAAGGTCTTCGCAGATCTAGTGAAGCGGGAGAGCGAGGGAATGGAGTTCCTTCTCGATTATCTCTTCGGTCAGCGAAAGACCGAGCTGGAGAAGATGGGCCAGAATACCTTGGCTCGGGTGAACCATTACAAGGGCTATTTGCCCAGTGAGCAGAAGTCCCGTGCCCGGATCATCGTCATTGAGGACAGTAAGGCAGGAGAATACCGAGCTCTAGGATACAAGAGAATTGCAGATTATCGGGGTAGCAACATTGAATCGGGCAAGGTTTCTCGGGGCTACTACTACAGCCCTGATGCCCAGCTGGCTCCTTTCTCCCAGGGCATCATCCAGAACATCGATTACACGGCCTATGGAGTCCACGAGTATAGTGGCTACTCGGTAGGCCCCACTGCTGGATTGATCACNGATCCGGTGAAAGTAAAGCAGCTAGCATCAAGAATGCATTTGGAGAAGGGTAATGTTGAGACTCTTCGTCCCATCTTCAATGTTCAGGGAGAAGTGGTGGCCTTCGAGAGAACCCTAGATCCAAAGGTGATGAACCAGCTTCGCGAAAAGCAGGATCTCGCCAAGATGATTGGACATTGGCGAGGACGGCAGATCGAGGAGATTCTGGCTAAGAAGGCCAACACCTACATCATCGATACTCTCTGGCGAACCTACGAAGAGGACATTCGGGAAAGTCCGGGGAACCAAGAGCTTTATGTGGATCTTTTCAGTGAAGATCTCGATCCAGTCATTAAGGACGCGGTCTCCCTCTTCCCGCCTGAACTGGTGGAACAGATTCGGGCNCGNTTNCCCAATGGTTTCTANGTCCGTAAGCGGATGGTGAATGACATCATCGGTTACCGTCAGGCTTCGATCGGTGANCTATGGACGGGTAAGACCCGCTGGCCGAAAGAAGTCCAGCAGGGGATGAANGAGGTCCTTATNGGCCTTCTTGGTATCGATGCCTACCAGCTCCTTACTAAGGCGGAGCGAAACTGGAGGGCATTGATTACTGCTGCCAAGGACAACATTGTAGTGAGATCCCTCCTCATCCCAGCGGTGAACATTATCTCGAACTANCTCNATCTACTTAGNCGAGGGATGAGTCCGCTCGATGCGGCAAAGGGAATGNTGNGAGGCTTGTCCGCTATCGANAGCTATGTAAAGTTGACGCATGAGCAAGTAAGGCTGGAAGCTGAGCTTTGGGCTGCTGCAAATCAGCCAGCCAGGAAAGCCCGAATCGAAGCTCGTCTAAGGGCTATCCAGGATGCCCAAAGGCGAATGGCAATCTGGCCACTCATCGAGGCAGGCGAATTCTCTACTGTTCAGGACCTGGGAGTGGATCGAGACGACCTGGACATCACTGAGGGAACGGTAGTGAGCTATATCCGCCGCAAGGTGGAGGAGCTTCCACCGGAGCTCCGTAATATGGCCAGGTATCTCTACATGACCAAGGATACCGCCCTCTACCAGGGCCTGCAGAAGATCGTTCAGTACGGAGACTTCGTGGCCAAGGTTGCTCTCTTCGATTTCTATACGAANAAGAAAGGGATGAGCCAGGAGGAGGCTCTAGGGAAGATTACTGAGGAGTTCATCAATTACGATGCGCTACCAGGACGAACCCGAGGCTACATGGAGAGCATGGGTCTACTGTGGTTCATGAACTACAAGCTTCGGGGAATTAAGGTGGCAGCTTCGATGATCCGCGAAAATCCCCTTCAGGCACTTTTGGGTAACTTCATGAATTATCCGATGGGGATTGGAACCCCCATCACCGAAAACCTTCTCGCCAAGCTTTTCCAGAGAACCTTGGGCTATTCCATTGGTCCTGAGATGGCTTGGCAAGGAGTAGCGCTACATCCTATCTACAATCTTATCTTGGATTGAGGTACAGTCATGACCGTGCGATTTCGCACAATCAATTTGGAGGTCTAAGACATGGACAAGATCAAGGAGTTTTTGCAGAAGCATCTCAAGGTCACTTTGATGGTGACCATTCTGGGCATCGGGGTTGTCATCGGCTATACAGCGGATGGCTGTTCGGTGAATGTGGTCCAGGAGACGATGCCCTAGTAGGTGAAAGTTACTACAAAATCGAAAAGCCCCCTTGGAAATCTCCAAGGGGGCTTTCTTTTTCCTTCTCTTACTGGTTACTGACCTTGGTCANGTTCTGAAANAGGCTTCTGCTCGGAGATCTCCCTGTCGGGAGAGGAGTAGGAGCCTCAACCTCCTTCTGCGCCTCCTGGGGCTCAGGAGAGGCCTTCTCAGGCATTTCCGTAGTGGACTGACTCTTTCGAGTCTGACCAAGNCCCGACGAGATGGTCACCTCAACCGAACCATCCTCGGCGATGGTTCCCATCTCGATGGTAGACCCCTCGGAGATGGTGACATGAGGCTTCAGGTACTGCTGGAGAGCCTCCATGAGGTCTTCCTTGGACATTGTAACAACGGTCTTGATCTGCATAGGTAGTTCCTTTCTTTTTGGTTTGGGTGAAGAAAAAGAATTTCTATTTTTATTAAAAGGTCGAATAATTACATCACAACGAGGATTCTTAGGATCAATGGCACCAAAGGAGTATTTTACCTTTGGTACCAATTTATAATTGTCATCCTCCAAACGATTGCAGGTTACTAGAGCATCTGTAAAGAACTTGTCAATAACCGAGCAAACGTTGCTGACATCACAACGCTGCCTGTTGGCTGGGTAGAGGACATATTCCAACGAGCATCCTTCCATTTTGGGAAGATGCTTGATCTTGTCCAGAACAAGTTCGGTAAACTTGTTCTTTGCTTTATTCAGCTCTTGATAATGAGCATTTCGATAATAATTAAGATTAAGAGAGAATTTTTTCTTCTTAGAGATAGGTATTCTTAGAGGAAGAGAGATGATCCACATAGGAGTGGATCATAGCAGCCCCTCCTAGAAATTCTAGGAGGGGCTTTCAGGTAAAAGGAGGATTAATTTATGCAGAAATCAGAAGCGTAGTGGGAGTCTTACTTCTTGAAGAGGCTCGGACGAGGCTTGTTCTCCTGAGCCGAAGCAACGGTTGAAGGACCGAACTTATTTCCGACCTGTGGACTATTCCTGATAGTCCTCCGGTCCCAAACTCGGCCCTTATTGCGCTTTTCCCAAGCCTCCCAGAAGTGAGGTTCCTTTCCCTGTCGAGCCTCAGAGACAGTGACCTTGAGAACGGGGTGGAAGACCTTATCCACCACGTTCTCCTCCCGGAACTCGGGAGTATCCACGAACGTATCTCCCTGCTTCTCTCGCTTGTTCACAAGCTGCTTGATGATGCCAAGGGCCACCTCCTTTCCAAGACACTCCACGAACATGGGGACGCTGGTTGGAACCATGCGACCCTCGTCGTAGTTGTAGATGTTGATGACCTTNTCCTCAATCTCCTGCTCGGCCAGGGGCTTCTCGGTGGCGATGAGGCAGAGCTCGTCGACCAAGGTGAAGCCAGGAAGTGGGGACTTCTTCCCGTTCTTATTGATGAAGAAGTTTTCACCTCGCCTGTTGGAAACCCAGAAGGTCTCACGGAACTCCTGGCCGTTGATGTCGGCAATGAGGGTCACCGACAGCGCTCCACTGGCCGACTGACCACCATAAAGGGCCTTGATGGTAGCCAGGTAGATGCCAGAATCCAGGATCTGAAATCCTCCAAGACGATCCTCCGACTCCTCCAATCCATTGCTGGTCAAATTCTTGAACAGGTGGTTCATGTACTGACTCCTTTTCGAATGAAATGAGCGATTTTTTCGCTCAGAATTAGAATGCGAAAATCGCATTCTAAAAGTGTTTTAACCGTAGTACTCCTTGAGCCGTTTGAAAACGAGGCTAAGGTCGTTATCGATATAAAGCTCATTCCTCTTCCACAGGCCCATAGGAGCTCGCATCAGACCTCCGGCATACTCCTTAGTGACGCGGGTGACAAAAACGTACTTGAGCCCATCCTCTCGCTCCTCATCGGTGATGTGGAGAAGGTCGTTCTCGTACTTCTCCAACACCCTGACAGGCATCTGCTTAGCGGTGAGGACGATGGTGAAGTCTGCCTCCACCCCAATCTTCCCCACCTGACCCTTAACGGGCACTCGGGTCTCCATCTGCATAGTCTGTTCGTTTAGCTGGGTATCCTCGTGGCAGAGGATAGCATAGTTCTTGGAACCTGCCTTGATGGTATGGATGAGCTCCCGGTAGAAGTTCCCGTAGTCCCCCCACGCTCTCTGCGTATTGGAGGCGGTGAGGACATACTGGCGCTCGTACATGGTCATGAGATGGGTAAGAGTGTCAAGGATCCCTCCCTCGATATCCGGGTTCTCCTCGATTTCCTGGATATAAGGGAAGATGTCCTTGGCATCGGTAATGTGTACGCTAGCAGCGAAGCGATCCCGGAAGGGAGTCTCCTTCATATCAGCATTCAAATTGACCCACTTCTCTTGGTTCAGATTTCGCAAAGAAGAGGTCTTACCTGAGTTTGGACGTCCTGTGATCAGGACAATATTCTTGTTGTCTGCCATAGAATTTCTCCTTAAAACCAAAAAAGCCTAGATGTTCTTCTTACGGAACTGATCTCGTTCCTGGATCTTCTTAGCCACAGTCTTCATGATGGTGGAATTAATCTCGTCCCGACGAAGAGGATCAGAAAGCTTGTCGTTGAACGAGTGAACAGCGTTCTGGATNTCCACCAAGGACATCCCTGCATCCACCAGAGCCAAGGCATATCGGAGCATGTGGTTGTTGCGATTGCCCCGAGCGATCCTCTGGGCAAACCATCGCTCCAGATTGGACAGGTTCTCAATCTCCCGAAATTCCCTATGGAACTGTTCGTTCTTNGTAGTCTTGGGAACGAAGGGAATGGGGTCGAGAATCTGTCCCTCCAAGTTGTAAAAATAGGAACTGTTGGGAGTAGTCTCCCACTTGGCTCCTCGGGTAAGCCGAGATCCCTTATCCACGTCGAAGGGGAGCCAAGAAACCACGTTGTTCATGAACTCCCGGTAATCTTCCTCATCGAGCTTCAGCTCGTACTTGATGGGAAGGATTATCCGAAAACGATGGTGCTCGTCGGTATGGCTCTTGGTGGTATGGAGGAAGAACTTGTATTCCTCCAGGAGGGAACGAGCCATATCAATCGTAGTCCCCTGATCCACGTCAAGAACGATAACGTTGAAGCCGGGGATAGCGTTCTCGTCGGTTCTGTGGGCATTCTTGAAGAAATGGTTGGCCCAGTGCATGGGTCTTCCATCTTCTTGAGAAGCACCTGTAAGGATGTGGAATTGGTCGAAGGGGATCCTTTCTCCCAAATAGTCGTAAGCCAGGTTATTCGAATATGAAACGATCAGTTCATTGAGATCGGTCTCCTTTAGAGACTCTCCTCGGAAGAATTCGATCCCATCAACATAGGTCTTTTTGATGAGAATATTCTGCTTGTAGCCCCAAGCCATGGCGAGCTGCATGAGCTCGTTCCGAGCGGCATGTCCCCTCTGATAGAAGGGAAGAGACTCAACCAAGTCGGCGTGGGTAACCTCGGTTCCACAGGAGGCGATGTACTTGGCAAGCTTCATGTATGCCTTCTCTCGGTAAAGAATCTGTCGGAAGGCAGCTCCCGACTCCTCGGTGAGCTTGATAGCCTGCATCAAGTGCTCCATCTCCACCTGGGAACTCTCATCGATGAAGGCATAGACCCCCGCCAACTTGAGAGCTTTGAAGTACCGGTGAGAGAGCTCCGCTTTCTGGATCTCCTCATGATCAGGAAGAGCATCAGCAGCCTTCTCACAAGCAATCCGGTACTCCATCAAGCGGATGGCCACGTCGTCTTCGACATACATCTTCCAGCCATGCTTGGAGGGGTCAGCCAAGGTAGTGAAGTGGTCAGCCCATTTCTCGATGATTGCTGAGTTCTCTGGCTTGATAAGCCGCTCATAGATCTCCTTGGCGGACATCTGGTGGACAGCTTTCCGCTCCTGCTGACCCCAACCAAAGTGGCATCGTCGGGCAAAGCCAGTNTCCANAAAGTCGTAGAAAGCCTGCTCAGTAAGGCTTCCATCGAAGAGCTTCGAGGGAGTCCCGAAGAGCAGCATGTTGGTAGGAGTCTTCCCATGAAGCTCCTCAGAACGGATGTTATCGGAGGTGTTCTTGGTCAACTTCTGCTTGACGAGGCCCTGATCGTAGAGCTCCAGGAGAACAGTAAGAATCTCGACATTTGAAAGAAGGTTGGAGCCAATCTCGTCGGTCTGCATGTTGATTCCGCCAATTCCGGCCATGAGGAGCTTGTGACGCAACTGCTTCACAGCTGCAGAAGTACCGGAATCAAAAGTGAAAGGATAGGCTCCTGTCCTCTCGTACTCCTTAAGGACCCGCTTCTCGTAGACTTCCTGAGGGTCCTCTCCTCGGGCAGCAGCCCTTCTGTCAGCAATCTTCCNAAGGTTNTCATCGGCAATCATGGGAAAGGTGTATTCCATGAAGTACTGTCTGAATCCCTTGAGGAATTCATTTTCCAAAAGATTGATGGAATAACCTTTCCCATAGCCGCTATTGGCCAAGGCAATAGCGTAGATATTGACCGGAATCTCACCTCGATCCTTGGTCACCACACTGGCTCGCATGGAAGCGGCCATTTTGGCGAGAAAATAAATTGTCCCAATTCGGAAAAAGCCCTTGTCGGTGTTCTGCGTCTTATTGCACAGAACCTCAACAATCTCTTCCACAGCAGGGTGGTGCTGAACATTCTCGACATCAATCATGAATAATTCCCTCCGGGAAGTACTGGTTCTTCTGAGTACAAATGGGAAAAGCTGGACAGTACGCACAGCGGCGAGGGGTACCAGGAACCTCAACGACGATCCCCTTGCCTTTCTGTGAGCAGTACTGGTGGGCAGCAGTACGGGCAGCCTCTACGCTGCCATAGTCCTTCACATAGAANTTCTTCGTAGCACGGCCTCCAGTAGTGGCCTTGGTTGGATCCGCATAGTACTGGAACTTGTGGTCTGTCATCCAGAGCTCTTCGTCGGTGCAGGGAGGAAGGAGAGGCTCCTCAACNTTCTTATACTGGTCGATAAGGGCAAGTTTGCCTCGAATCCAATCCTCAGTCTCCTCTAGGGACATGAGGACGATCTCTTTGGACATAATTCGATTTGGGGGATAACCTTCAATCCGATCCACCTCAGTTTTCTGCCAGTCGGTGAAGATGAAGTGGATCGTAGCNATGTCCGAGGTAATGATGTCTGGACGAAGCCAACGNTAGATGGACATCTGCTTCTTGAACTCGTCNTCCCGGTTCCCTCGAATATAGGACCAGAC